TGACTGTCTCAACCTACCAGCATGCCGATCTGTTAGATCTTCTCACTAGAGAATATTTTCCAGACGACATTCTGCAGAATGGGACACTCACTTACGACGGCTACCAATCCTACCAAAAGCGTCCTGGTTGGAAAGTAGAAGTTGCCAAGGGGCAAGATGCCACTAACACATATGAACGTGTGTGGTATAATGCTAAGAACTTTCGCTTTTCCGGAGTATGCAGAAGCTCACGTTTCGTGAGTAACTACAATCTCTCTGGAGCATCTGAAAGTTCTGCTAATGATGAACTCGAGTGGACTAGCCTTAATAATGAGGCTGCCGCAAAAGTTCGTCATAAGCTCGACGGCAACATTGGCAAAGCTCAGCTTGCAGCGCCCATTGCCGAGAGTAGGGAAATCCACCGCCTTGTGCGGCAGATCAACTCTCTCGGTTTGGATACTGTTAAGTCTTTGCTAGCCATTAGGAAAACCAAAGGACTTAGTGCCTTAAAGCAGTTTGGCAACATCTGGCTCGGCTTTGGGTTTGGAGTTAATCCCATGCTTAAAGATATCGAGTCAGCTGCTAATTCCATTCTGGATTACAACACCAGAGAGGATCGCCATGTTCGCTTAGTAGGCACTGCGAGTCGGGAGCATACAGGGTTTAGTGAAACATCCCTTGTTGGTGCGGCAAACGGGCTGAAATTCAAAGTAAGAGTTTCTGGCTCGTTCTCGCAAAGCTCTCGTATGGTGGTAGGCGTGGATCTTAAACTTAGGTCCGCTGCTTCCTACAGTGTTCTTGATCACCTTGGATTAAAGGTTGAAGCTCTCCCTGCTACTTTGTGGGAGCTGACACCTTTTTCCTGGGCTGTCGATTACTTCGCTACTGTAGGCCCTTGGTTAGATGACATGTTTTACACGCTACCTGGCGTAGTAAAATATTGTTCTCTAACCCAGAAGTACCTTGGCGTCTCTATCAATACTCCCATTTTGGTACCCAATTCCGGTTATACATACGCCGGACCTGTGTCCCCTGGGGAATTGATTAAGGGTCGCCTCACTCGCTCTACAGGGTCCTTAACTTCCGTGCGACCAATCCGCATTAAAAGTGTGGATGAAATCGCTAACCACGGGCTGAACAAGCTTCTTAACTTGTCGTCCGTATTGGCTCAAAAGTGGGGACCGCACCTCTAGTGACTCAGAGATGTGTAGCTGCTTAGAGTTAACTTTGAAAGGCCTTACAATGGCTTTTGCACCTGCTTCACCAGCCACAGGAGCGGTGGTCACGGGATTAACTTCCCCGACCTATACTCTTACCGCAGACACTGCCCCGAACATTAATGGCAAGCAGTACGCCATCAGTGCTCTCGGCGGTACCCAGACGGGCGTCGACGTTAACAGCGTTTCAAAGCCGTTTACGATGACGTTCTTCCGGCCTCCGGTATTGAGGACTCTTCCGCAAGCAAACCCTGTTACTGGGGTAATCAAGAACGTGCCCGTGAACGTGTACAAATTTATCACACGTAAAGGGGCCGCTCCGGCGCTCAATCAATCAATCATGGTTCCTAAAATTACCACGGTGATTGAATGTCCTGCCGGCGTTGATACCTATGAACCGGAAGAAGTTCGCGCCATGATCAGCGCCCATTTTGGCGTTGGTTGGGAACAAGCGAGCGGTATTTCGGTCACAGTGTTGACGGGTGTTCTGTAATGGGTGGCATCGGCAAATGGGGTATTGTCCTGATTGTGGTGACTTGTGCGACCTATATGGTCTCCAACGTCCCCGCAGTCTTGGCGGACCCCATTATAGTTGCTCTTGCCCAGTTACGCTCGAACACTGCGATCGCGACACCTCCCCTCGTTACACTCCAAGATCCGGAAGTTTCTGGAACTACGGGAGTAACGTCGGGGAAGAAGGCTAAATAGTACTAGCCTTAGGGCCGGGTAGTTCCCGGCCTAGCGATTTCTTGGTTAATGTTACATCATCGGGAGTTGTCCTGTGAGTAAAGTAACTAAAGACTGTGGTGAGTATCGGCTGAAAAGCCTGTTTACCACAATGTTAGATGAGCTTCTAGTCGAAAGGCAGCGTAGCGCTGCTGCTAATCGACTTGTACAACGTGCTCGTAAAAGAGCACGCTTCCTTCGGGAAGATCTTCGCCCTCTTGCTATAGCCAATTTTGTGGCTACGAATGAACTGGTGAATCAGCTCCAAAAGAGCCGTCCTCCCAGTCAAGAGGTTGATCGAAGGATACTTGATAACGCTCGTTATTTCATTACTACTGTTTTAGAGCGTTTCACTACTTCCTTTGACGAGTTGTCCATACAAAGACCGCTCGAGATGTCATTCCTTTGGGATAATTGGCGTTTTGGACCAGGTGCCAGTAATGGCATACTTGGTACACATACCGCTGATAAAATCCATCAGGACATGACTTGTACAGCTCAGTGTGAGCCCTTGGTTCGTAAACTGCGTAGTATGAACCCTTACTTCGTGGCCAGAGATGGCCGTGTCGGAGTTTCGGGTACAAGGCAGGTTGAGGGCTCTAGACTAACAACAGTCCCCAAGAATGAGGAGACTGAACGAACAATTGCCATTGAACCTTCCGGGAACATGTGCCTGCAACTTTCCGCAGGTATGTATCTCGAAGGAGCTCTAAGGCATATCGGACTAGACATTCGCAACCAACAGCCTCGAAACAAGGCTATGGCCAAACGCGGCAGTGAAGA